ACTACAACGGCATAAAAATATGGGCAGCGCGTGAATTAGTGGCCGATGAGTATTGATATTATGTAGGTATAATGGTATAATAGGGCATGAGAAACATACGCCTTTTAGTACTGCTCACTGAAGCCGAAAAAACCGCATTACAGCGGCAGGCCGACATCGCTGGCTTGCCGCTGTCTACCTATGTGCGCGCCGCCGCACTGGAGAAACTGAATGCCGGAAATAAAGATTGACCCAGAATTCGAAGCACTGATCCCGCCACTGTCCCCTGAAGAGTTCGCCGGGCTTGAGGCGGGTATCCTGGCGGACGGCTGCTTGTCCCCGCTGGTTGTCTGGAATGACATCCTGGTGGACGGACACAACCGGTTCAAGATCTGCACCCAGCACGGGATCGACTTCCAGACCCGCCCGGTACTGCTCGCGGATCGTCGGGCGGCTCGGCTGTGGATCTACCGCAACCAAATGCACCGCAGGAACATTACGGTTCAAGCCAAGATCCGGCTTGGACTCGCAATGAAAGCGGACATTGAAGCGGAAGCAAAAGAAAGGCAAGGAACACGAAATGACATTCGTCAGATATCTGACGAATGTTTGCGCACCGACGAAGTGATCGCCGACGGCGCAGGAACCAGCCGGGACACGGTTCGCAAGTATGAGAAGGTGCTCAACGAAGGCACTGAAGATCTGATCGCGGCGTGTGACGATGGCCGCATTTCAATTTCTGCCGCTGCCGAGATCGCCACTCTTCCAGCCGAGGAGCAGGACGCCATTGCCAAGGCTGAAGACGCCCCTGTCGCCAAGATAGCCAAGGCAATCAAGGCAGACAAGCATCGCAAGTCGAAGGCCGCACGGTTGGAAGTGATCAAGGCCATGCCGTGGCCCGAAGGCAAGTACCGGGTGATCCTCGCGGATCCGCCATGGAGCTATGACAACTCGGGACTGGACGCCAGCGCTGCAAAGCAATACGAAACCATGAGCACGGAAGATATCTGCACCATGCCGATCCGCGACCTCGCCACGGACAACGCCGTGCTCTTCATGTGGGGAACGTCGCCACTGTTGCCGGACGCGCTTCGTGTAATCGAGTCCTGGGGCTTCGAGTACAAAACATCCATTGTCTGGGACAAGGACCGCCCGAACTACGGCAACTATGTTTCGGTGCAGCACGAGTTCCTCTTCATCGCGACGCGTGGAGCCTGTACGCCAGACATTGATCTACGCCCTGGCTCAGTGCTTCGAATTGAGCGCACGGGAAGGCACAGCGAAAAGCCTGAAGAGTTCCGCAAGCTGATCGACACCCTTTACCCGAATGGCCCGCGCATTGAACTCTTCGCGCGGACGGCGGTCGAAGGCTGGGAGCGCTGGGGGAACGAGGCAGCATGAGCGACTTCGAAGACAAATTGAAATTCGGCAATGATGGTGAATTGTTTTTTAAAGAAATCTTCATGCTGCGCGGTTGCTCTATAGTGCCGACGTATGACTACACGTCTTCAACGAACCAGTCGCCAAGGCTTTATTACAAAGGTGGACACGTCGTGATTCCAGATCTTGACTGTGGACATGCCAATGGCCGATTTTGGGCAGAATGTAAACACTACACCACAAGCCCATGGAATCGCCGCATGAAGTGCAACATGCACGGCCTCAAGCGGCGGCTTTATGACAACTACCTCGACGTGCAGCGCCGTACAGCGACGCCGGTGTGGCTCTTTATCCTTGAGCGATCACTCACACATGAAGACGGCAGTATTGACGTGCAGGACGTAGTGCTAACGGCGAGACTCGACACATTGACTGTTCATGAATGCCAATGTCGCGGATGTCGTGGGCTAGAACGTGACTGTGCCGCGCCCATCCCGCACTCTGTTTATTTTCGGCGTGATCAGTTTTTGGTGCTCGAAATACCAGACAACTGCACCATCGCAGCCTAATTCGGTCCAGTCATGTCCCTGATCCCGTCCAGTCATGTCCACTTCAGTCCAGTCACCCGACATGCATTTCACCCTTTATTTATAGGGTCCGTCCACACAGTCCATAGTAATACACCAAACTCTTTATAGAATGTGTTTTATACACTCTATATGGAAGGAAGTTTGACGACTTACTATGGACTGACTGGACGGACACAAGTGCGCAATGGGCGCTTGTACACAACAAATGCTTTACATCAAACATTAAACGTGCTACCATTTCAACATGCCAAGCCGCCCTGCATACCACAAGCCCTACACGCTGCCAGAGCAACCCAAGCAGCGCAAGCCCGAGACGCGCGCAACGGCACCCGAGCGCGGATACGACGGCGCATGGGCGAAACTCCGCCGCATGTACATCAACCGCCGCCCGATGTGCGAGTGGCCTGGGTGTCAGCAGCCCGGCGAGATAGTCGACCACGTGCAGCCCGTCGCCACGCACCCGCACCGGCGCCTGGACATGACTAACCTACAGACGCTGTGCCGTAGTCACCACGGCGTCAAGACGGCGAGGGATCTGAAACGATGAGCATTAACCACACCATCACCATCATCGACCGCGGGCCTACCTACACCAGCATCAAGCTCGACGACCACGAAGTGAAGGGCGTCGTGGCATACAAGGTGCAGCGGGACATGGACTCACTGCCGCACATCACCTTCACCGTCATCGCTCACCACGTGGAATACCAGCGATGAGCGCCGCACGCTGGATCATCTGCACCACGCCAGACTGCCCCGGCAAGTTCACATCATTCGACTACCCCGACATCCCGTCATTCCGCGCCGCTGTGGCTGACATGGGATGGAAGGTATGCCCCGCGATGTGCCCCGATTGTGTGGGCGGCGCTGACCCCACCGACGCAGACCCCGCGCAAGAGCGCATCCTAGTCGTTCCACTGCCCTGTGGCGCGTTTACCGCATACGCACCGGCTGACATGACCCGAGCAGACTGGGCGACAGTACAGGGCATTTGCGGCGCTATGGCGCGCGGGCAGGGCGACGACGACGGCGGCGGGTAGGGGGGCATAGGTTGCAATTGTTAAGCATATATACCGCCCGTCAGATCATTCTGTTTTTATTCAAGGGTTTTGAGGCCGCTGGCCATAGAAAATCATTGCAGTTTTATGCCTTTTATGCTACAATAATACAGCAAAAAGAAAGGGCTAAAAATGCAAGCACAACTGGAACTTGGCATGGAACAAAAAACGAATCCGCTACTGGTGAAACGCATGGCAGAGAAGGATCGCGCGCTCGCGTACACCCTGCAAATGTCACCAAAAGAGCGTGAGGTGAAAATGTGCCGCCGTGGCAGCGCCGCCGAAGCGCTGGGTGAGATATCCCACAATATGGAGCGGTACATTTTCAGCAAGGGCCAATTCAGCGTGATCGAGTTCCTTCACGCTATGACCGAGCAGACCGGCCCGGTTCATTCGATTATCAGCACGTGGACAGCGCACGGCGGCGATATTGCCGAGGCGCACTCGTTTATGGAGAGCGGGCGGCTATTGTCCAGCCGGTGGCTCGTTGATTTCACGTTCCAGCGAAGGAAACCCCATTTTTGTGGCCAACTTCGTACACTCTTCGGGCTGGATGCTATTCGCGTCACGCAGACACACGCGAAATTTGTCTGTCTGTGGAACGACAAATGGAACTTGATGCTATTCACCAGCGCCAACCTCAACCGTAACGCGCGCAACGAAAACTTTCTTGTACGCGAAAGCGAAGAGTTGATCACCTTCCATCGTGATTTCATAGACGATTTATGGGCGAAGAAGAGCAAAGAGGAAATTATGGAACCCAGCGCAAAGGTTCACAAGGAGAATTTCGCCAACGATGAGTGATACCAAGTCGATAATTGAGTGGCACCTCGACGGGCACACGCGCGCCGATATTATCGAATTACTCAAGGCAGACGGCGAGAGCAAGCCGGAAAAAGTTATTGACGCGGCACTGTCTGAAATGGCGGCGACGATGGGAACCGGCGATCAAGAAATGGCATGGTATAAAGGCGCGCTCCGCCGCTTGTACCAGAAAAACATCGAAATAAGCGATCTAAAGTCGGCGCATGCCGTTATTCGCGATATGATGGTACTCGATGGCGCGCTGAGTAGGTCAAAAGAAGATTCCGACCGGCAAGCACTCGACCGGCTAGTTGGGCGCGAATGATGGGCAAGCGCGGGCCACAAAAGACACCAACCAAGACACTCAAAGAACGCGGCTCATGGCTGGCGAAATTACCAGAGCGGCAGAACGAGATCAGCATACCGGGACTAGTTGACCCGCCAGAGCCGCCCGATTGGCTCGACAGTGGCGGCAGAGAGCAATTCATTCGCCTCGCACCAGTGATGCACGCCCTGGGCCTGCTGAGTTTTGCGGATATCGACGCCATGGGGCTGTATGCTGAGCGGCTGGCACAGTACATCGAATTGCGCGATAGTGCGGCAAAACAGAATTCCATCATCATCAATAACGGCAGAGTGTACAAAAACCCCACGTATTCGCTCCGCGATGAGGCGCAGCGCGATTGTATTCGCCTCCTTCGCGAACTTGGCATGTCACCCACCGCGCGTGTCGGGCTGACCACTGAGAAGAAAGCGGCCACCCCGGCCACGCTCATGATGGAAACCGAAGGAGGGTACGCGACATAGCGACCGCCACGCTACAGCGCCCGCCGACCCCGCGCGAATGCATCGAGATGTTCCCCGGCTACGACCCGCACCGGGACGCCGACGAATACGAGTTCATCCCGGACCTGGCCGAAGCTAAGATCGCGTTCATCGAATCAGAGATAGTACACACCGAGGGCGCGCTCGCGGGGAAGCCCTACCTGCTGGCACCGCACCAGCGCGGACTGGCTTACATGCTGTGGGGCTGGCGGCACCGGGTGACGGGGCTGCGCCGTATTAACGAGATCTGGTACTACGTGCCGCGCAAGAACTCAAAGAGCACCGACCTCGCGGTATTCATGACGGCTGAGTTTATGACCTGCAAGGGATGGAGGCGCCAATACTATTCCTGCGCCAGCGGGGAGAAGCAGTGCGCCATCGTCTACGGCATGATG